ACATCGAAGCAATATATACACCTCAGAACTAAGCAAGACTGACAAGCTATTCCTCATAGTAGGGATAGCTATGCCCTTGAATCTTGCAATCCTGACAAAAAAACAACACTAAGGGTATATCACTATAAAATAAGTGTTGACATAGTTAAGATAACTTAACATATAATACTAAATGATCGAAACAATAATGACCGTTTTCTTATTAGCGACATTTATCATCTCTATTGCAGTTATGATAAGTGCCGCTTTTTTCTATTACTGGATGGATAAATGACCTTTCTTGTTGCTAACATACCCCCCGTCAAGTGCTTTGTACGCAGGGAGTTTCTTTATAACCACGAGTCAGGGCATGGAGAATTAGAACCCTGTGTATGGATGACCGCCAAAGCCATCAAGGGTCAAGCCTTTCGTATAGAGTCTATGTTGACTGAGTATGGTGCGTTGTATGACAAACTGCCGATCCATGCTTATGTGTGGAAAGAAGTAGAAGCCCCACTACCCCTAGACCATTTACAGATATGGGATTGCCTGTCATACGATATGGCGGTGATTGAGAAGTCTAATTTACGGGGGCTAAAGGTCAAGTTCTTTGGTAAGGAAAAACAATTTCACTTTGGTAACTATCTTTTTACGATTGACTTTGCCAGCCCTGAAGCTAACCGCCTAGACACTAGTTTTAGTGAGGGGGTTGAGGAACATAAGTCGTATAACTTTATCAAGCTCGATAACGGGCAGTTTGCCTGCCAGCCTAACAATCGTTGCCTTTGGTACGATGTTTCTCTTGTGCCTGCTGTATTAAAGACCCCCGACTTTAAGATACCCACAAAAGTCTATAGCGTAGAGAATCACGCTAAGTGGAGTGCTAAAGATGAATGGTTTTATAACTTTGACGCACTATGACCTTTCAAGACTTCTACTCCCTATACCCCCGCAAAATGGCTCGTAAAGACGCAGAGAAGGCATGGAACAGACTCACCCCTACACAGCAAGCAGAGTGCCTAGAAGCCCTGCCTAATTATCTTAAGTACTGGAAGATTAAGGAAACCCAAAAAGACTACATCCCGTACCCTGCTTCGTTTTTAAACGCTGAACGGTGGACTGACGAAATTGACCTAGAACCCAATAAAAAGCCTGAACTACCGTGGTATTCAACAGAGGAATTGACCACCCGTAAAGCCCAAGAAGTAGGATGCCCAGCTTACGGTGGAGAAACTTGGCAAGCATGGCGGGCAAGGATTAGTCAAAAGATTAAGCAATTAGATGAACAGCTATAAGCAAAGGATCGAATATTTAGCCCAATCCTATATAGCCATAGCCCAGCGTTGTAGGAACTGGAACATTGTTAAAGAATTAATAGAACGCAACAAAGACACAGAAGCAGATGTAAAAAAACGAATAAAGGAACTGTATGCGAGATATAGACCCGAATAAATGTATAGACTTTATCCTTGAAAACGCTGGTAAATACGCATCTGCCAAGGGTGAACTGGCCCAGTTAGAAACCTTTAAAAGCAGTCTAAAAGCAATAATGATGCAGAAATCAGGTGAGCAGACCATTGGGGCGCAGGAACGAGAAGCCTACGCCTGTCAGGAGTACCAAGACTTATGCAAGGCTATTGGGGTAGCGACCGAGAACGCTGAGAAGCTGAAGTGGGAACTAGAAGCCGCAAGACTACGCCACGCTACATGGCAGACCTTAGAAGTATCTAACCGTAACCATGATCGGATATTAAAATGATAGCCCTATGTGACGAGTTTGCCGTATTAAGAAAATTAATCCGTATGTATGACGATGCCCTTAAAGTCAACAATTCCATACAGATGATGGAGATAGCCGTAGACATTGCTGAATCCGCTGTAAAGCTAGAACAACACAGCGTAGATCATGCCAATTTATCGGAATAAACATTTACTTGAGATTGTTAGACTCTTGCCCTGCCAGCATTGCGGGGCTAATGACGGCACAGTAGTTGCCGCACACTCAAATCAACTAAGGGACGGAAAAGGCCGTGGACTCAAAGCACACGATTACAGAATTGCCGCATTGTGTTTTAACTGTCACACAGAAATCGATCAAGGTGCAACACTTAGCAAAGCAGAGAGAGTGGAACGGTGGGAAGAAGCGCACCGAAAAACGATTGCCCAGTTATTCGAGTCGGGGGTTTTACATACCAAGTTTTGAACAAATGACCCAAGACACCGTGGACTTGTTAAACTTCCTTAATGTTGATACTAACCTTACCCCTTCCCCCTTCCGTCAATCACTACTGGGGGAGTCATGGACATAGGCGATTCGTAAGCAAGGCAGGCAAGGAGTTTAAAGCCCAAGTCAGCGATTATGTGGTGGAATATCGAGTACCGAAGTTAGGCACAGCCCGCCTTGAGATGCAAGTCACCCTGTACCCAAAAGATAGGCGTAAGCAAGACATTGATAATAGAATTAAAGCCCTTTGGGATGCCCTAGCTGATGCTGGTGTATTTGATAACGATGAACAGATCGACACCTTGATGGTACAGCGTGGTGCAATAAAAAAAGGTGGTGGATGTATGGTAATAATTGAAAAAATAGGGGAAAATACACCAATAACATAAGGATTTGTATGGAAAAGTCAATGGCGTTGTTTCTTGCAACCATGCTACATTCAGGCACAAACACCCATTTTTTCCATTGGGCAACCAAATCTTACGCAAAACACAAGGCTTTAGGTCATTTTTACGAGAATATTATTGGCCTTACAGATACCTTGGCAGAAACTTATTTTGGTATTTACGGGCAGATTACCGACTTCCCAGCTACATATCACCAGCCAAAAGAACCTTTGGCATACTTACAGTCACTACAACGCTTTGTAAAAGAGGCACGGGCAGACTTACCACAAGACCCTGAAATCTGCCAACTTATTGACAATATTGCCCAAGAGATCGACACAACCATTTACTTACTTAAATTCAAGGCATAACCGTGGATTTTTTAAAACCTCAATCTTATATTTTGCCCGAAGGTGAAGCGGATGAAGGTTATAAACTTGCTCAAATGCTACGCAATGTAGAGTTAAGTGGCATGGGCATGGATGTAGGTAAGGCTGGTACTTTAATGCAGGGCAGATTAGGTTATAACTTTCCTGTAGGAGATAACAGCACTTTGGGCGTTGGTGCAAGCGGTACAGGTTTTGCAGACAATCGCTTTAATATTCCAGCTACGGTTAATTCTGTAGACCTAAGTTATGGAACACCCGACCAACGCTTGACTTTAGGGTATTACCCCAATAAATCACAGTTTATGGGTCAGCCAATGGGTCAAGGCGGTGTATCGCTTATGTATCGCAAACAATTTGATTAAGGATATTTATGCCACTCGACAAATCAGGTACAGAAAAATCAGTCGGTAAGAACATTAAGACCGAGATGAAAGCTGGAAAACCTAAGAAACAAGCCGTAGCCATAGCACTCAGCGTTGAGCGTGATAACGCCAAAAGTGCTAGGAAAGCCAAGCTAGAAGAAGCCTACGGTAAGTACATTGAGGAAAAGGTATGAGTCGTAGGGATGACATCCGTGCCGCAGTAGAAAAGCACGATAAACCTATCCCCAAGACAACGACAGGTAAAGGTAAGAATTATCTACCAACCGACCAAGGGGCTGGCATGACCGCTAAAGGTCGTGAAGCCTATAACCGTAAGAACAACGCTAACCTAAAAGCCCCCGCCCCAAATCCTAAGACCGATGCCGATAAAGGTAGAAAAGCTAGTTTTTGTGCAAGAATGGGCGGGGTGGTAAAGAACAGCAAAAACGCTGAACGAGCAAAAGCATCTATGAGGAGATGGAACTGTGGCTAAACAAGGACTATACGCAAACATTCACGCCAAGCGGGAACGCATTAAGGCTGGATCAGGCGAAAAAATGAACAAGGTGGGTAGTAAAAAAGCCCCCAGTAAGCAAGACTTTATTGAATCTGCTAAAACTGCTAAACCCACCCGTAAAGACATAATCCGTGAAAAGATGAAGGATATGTAATGGAACACATGAGCAGAAAGTACAAGAAAGAAGATGCCTTGTTACGCCCTGAACATCAATCTACACTAGAAAAGCAACAAGCAGAACGCATTGCCCGTAGGAAGATGCTATCTAACAAACTTAAAGACTTAGATAAAGAAGTCAAATAGTAGTAGAATTAACTTATCTTAATCAACCACTTGGTTAAATATGAAAATTCAAGATGTTGCTGTAAACAAGCTAATTCCTTATGCTAAAAACAGTAGAACTCACAGCCCTGAACAAATAGGGCAAATAGCCGCTAGCATTAAAGAGTTTGGTTTTCGCAATCCAATCCTTGTAGATGGTGTAGGCGTTATTGCGGGCCACGGAAGGCTCTTAGCGGCCCAAAAGCTAGGGCTAGATAAAGTCCCAACCATTGATTGTTCGGATATGTCTAAAAGCCAAAAGAAGGCTTACATCATTGCTGACAATAAGCTAGCATTAAATGCTGGGTGGGATAACGATCTGTTAAAACTAGAAATTAGCGATTTGCAGGAAGAAAACTTTAACATAGACATATTAGGTTTTGATATATCAGAACTTAATTTCACCGAGGTCGACTACTCAATTCTTGATGACGAAGATGTTAGTAAACAACTATCGGATATGGCAAATGGCGTAAGAAAAGCTATTCAGATTGAATTTGAACCCGAACATTACGATGAGGCTTTTGAACTAGTCAAGTTTTGGCGGGATGAAAAAGCCTATGTAGGCATGATGCTGGTCAACTACTTGAAGGCTGAGAAAGCCAAGCTATGATCCTTAAACAGGGCGAGTTAAAAGGTATCAAATTCTATTACCGAGAGGGTTTTTCGGATCAAAAAACCTTCGAAGAAGTAATTGGGAACGATACCTATCAGAAAAAAGGGTTCAAAATTCTACCCGATGAGAACTGGATGGACTGCGGGGGCAATGTAGGGGCGTTTACTCTGCTAGCTTGTTCTAAAGGCGCAAATGTAACGGTATACGAACCTGACCCTTTTAACTGCGAAATGCTGGAAAAGAACCTAAAACTTAATGGGTTCAAAGCAACGGTTAAACAAGCCGCACTCGTTCATAACGATACTAAAGAGATCATTTTATTTATAGGAAACAACAACAATGTATGGCGTAACTCTATTATTAAGAAATGGAATAACAAGGGTATCAAAGTTCCCTGCCTAAATTTTAACGAGGAAGCCAAAAACTTTGACTCTTGCAAAATGGATATTGAAGGCGCAGAAATGCCAATCTTAGAAAATTATTCCTATATATTCAACAAGTTAGTGTTTGAATGGAGTTTTGATATTGATCCTAGTTTACCTAGATTTTGGGCAATTATTGAAAAACTACATAAGGATTACAAGTTAGCCCCCGTAGGAAATACTGGTAAGTTCGTTAGCCGTGACTACGATACATGGCAAAAGTCATGGTTTCCTGCTTGTACTAATGTTTACTGCACCCAATGAAAACAGTCGAATTAATTAAAATAGACCACAGCGTAAAGATCGGTGATATTTGCGGTGACATTGAACCAACCGTTACTGAAGATACCCTTTTTATAGCTGACGGTGAAGCAGTAGGCTTTTACCTAAAAGAGATTACGGGTAAGTTAAAACAGCTTGCTGATGTAGCTAATGCCGAATTACTTAGCGAAAGAGTGCCTAAAAGTGAAATGAGAAGGTCAAGCGGATTAAGAGATGCTCAGTTTGAGGTTAAACAATTTAGCACTATATTAGGTAGTTGCCCACCTAAGCCGCACATGAAACGCCCATATCCTGCTATTTCAAGCGTTCATCAGGTAAAAACGGCACAAACCTTTATAAAAGCTATGTTCATGCTATGCAAAGAATCAGAAAAGTTAATCCAAAAAATTACGCCTGAGATATATGATCGTCAAAAAAAAATTATTAGTGAAAAAGTACCACCTCAATATAGATTTAGTGACTTATTTACTTCTAGCATTAGCAACTTCAACATTCCTGCCCCATTTCATAGGGATGCAGGCAACCTTGAAGGGTGTGTGAATGTCATTATTGCAAAAAAAGTTAATGCTAAAGGTGGCAATACAACCGTACCTGATTACGGTGCAACCGTAGATAGTAGGGATAACTCTATGCTGGTGTACCCCGCTTGGAGAAATGTTCATGGTGTAACCCCTATCAGACCTACCGCAGAGGGTGGATATAGGAATAGCCTAGTGTTCTACCCGCTTAAAGCATTTAACAATTACTGGGATTAATTCGGAGTTATAAAAATGGCTGAAAAAGGTAGACCCCCTCATAAACCCACAAAAGAGAGCAGAGAACAGGTTAAAAGACTTTCTGCGTTAGGTTGCCCGCATGAGGACATAGCTACCCGTTTAAAGATTAGTGCTGATACGCTAGTTAAATATTATCAGGATGAACTTGACGAAGGGCGTATTGATGCCAATTCAGCTATTGCTGGAACGCTGTTCAATCAAGCCAAAAAGGGCAATACGGCTGCCGCTATCTTTTGGCTAAAAACACGGGCTAGATGGAAAGAAACCCAAGTCAATGAGGTCACAGGCTCAAATGGTAACGATATAAGAATCACATGGGCCGATGAGTAGCCCTGTAAAGCTAAAATACCGCCCTAGAAGCGTTTTTGAGGACTTCCACACCCGTAAGCAACGCTGGGCTGTAATCGTGGCCCATAGGCGTTGTGGCAAGACTGTAGCCTGTATCAACGATCTAATAGTCAAAGCCCTAATAGAAAACAAAAAACACGCCCAATATGCCTACATAGCACCTTTTTACTCACAGGCTAAATCAGTGGCTTGGAGATATTTAGAAAGGTTCTCAGAACCTTTTATGACTAAAGCTAATCAATCTGAGTTATGGGTAGAATTGGTTAATGGCGCACGGATAAGGCTGTTTGGGGCTGATAACCCTGACGCACTTCGAGGCAATTTTTTAGATGGCGTAGTTATGGATGAAATGGCCGATATGAAACCATCCGTATGGGGCGAGATCATTCGTCCGTTACTTGCTGATCGCATAGGTTGGGCTACCTTTATCGGTACACCCAAGGGCCACAACGCTTTTTATGACATCTTTAATGAAGCCCAAAAGAACCCGAATTGGTATGTGAAGACTTTACGGGCAGACCAAACTAATCTTTTACCACAATCTGAATTAGACGATGCCAAAGCATCTATGTCTGATAACCAGTACGAACAAGAGTTCCTATGCTCATTTGAGGCGGCCATAGTTGGCGCATTCTACGGGCAGGAGATGCGTAGGATCACCGACCTTGAGCGTATTACTACGGTGGACTATGACCCTATGTTCCCCTGCCATACCGTATGGGACTTGGGGTTCAACGATTCCACGGCTATCATTTGGTTTCAGACGGTATACGGTGAGATACGGGTGCTAGATCACCATATGTCTAACGGTCAAGCTATCCCTTACTACACGGGATTATTAGCGCAGAAAGAAGATGAATACGGGTACAAATATGGTATTCATTACCTACCCCACGATGCTAGGGCTAAAACATTGGCTAGTGGTGGCAAAAGTATAATCGAACAAATATCTGCAAAAATTGACATAAAACATCTAAAAATTGTTCCAAACCTGTCAATTCAGGATGGAATACAAGCTACACGACTTGCATTAACACGCTGTTGGTTCGATAATAAGTGTGAAGAATTAATAGAATGTTTGCGTCAATATCAACGGGAGTGGGATGATGATAAGAAAGTATTTAGGGATCGCCCAA